CATTGGACTTGGAAACCTTCTTTTTCCAAATCTTTTTGTATCTGTTGCAAGACTTCACCATTGGAGATGTTAACAATCCCTTCAACATTTTCTCCAACAAACCATTTTGGTTTTGTTTCGGCAACAACTCTAAGAGTTTCATCCCAGAGGTAACGATCATCATCTGTTCCTCTTCTTTTTCCTGCAACTGAGAATGGTTGACAGGGAAATCCTCCTGAAACAATGTCGGCTGTGTATCTTTGTCCTTTAACATTTCTTATATCCTCCTCTATAGGTATATTTTTAAAATTTTTATTTAATACTTTTTGGCAAAATTTATCCTTTTCTACAAATCCAATGGTTTTGATTCGTTTTGTAGCTTCCATACCTAGTGAAAAACCACCAATACCACTAAATAAATCTAATAATTTAAGCATTATTGATTTGTTTATAATTGTTTATATAATAATTGCAAATTATTTGTATAGGGTATTGACATAGTTTGTATATTTTAATAAAACAAATCAATGCTGATGAAAATCGGAAAAGAATGGAAAGGGATAGAAGAGGGGGGTTGCTTCTCTGCAACACACTTATCTCCCTCTCAAATTAATAAGCCAGTTGACCAATGGTTTTACGACTATTGTGTTCTTAATGCAGAACAGAGAAAAAAACTCCCCCCTAATATGAAGATGATTTTTGGTGGAATAGTAGGAACTGCTATCCAAGATATGATTGTTCATAAATTAACAGTAAAAGAAGTAATGAAAGGCAAAAAGTGAAATCAATATTAATAGGTATAATGTTTTTAATTTTAGTTGGTTGCAGCCACTCAGTTAAGATTGGCAAAAAATGTACTCCAGGTCATCAAGAATGGAGCTATGTTTGGATTGTAGAAAACAATGGCGACAACATAAGTAAAGAAAACTGTAAGAAAGGTAAGTAATGGCGGATCTAGGATATAACCCAATGAAAATGGAACTAGAGCATTTAAAAAGAGATTTAGATGAAGCTAGAAGAATAAACCAAACTCATCAAATGATGAATGGTAAGTTACACTTAGAAATCAATAACCTTAAATTTAATGAAAAGAAATTAAAGAATAGAGTTATTGAATTAGAGAAAATAATAAAAGAAAAGGAAACCAATGAACCAAACAACACCCAAGACGAAGACGAAACCATCAACTAGAGAAGAAACCTCTAAAGGTTCTTTTAAAGAAAGATACGCTGAATGTATCAAAAATTTAAAAATTGTACCTACAGTAAGTATTAAAGGTAAAGCGTATTCTACAGTTGCTGAAAGACACAGGCATTTAAAAAAATACTTTCCTGAGTCTAAGATAGATGAAGCATTATTATTCCATGATACGGAAAGAGTTATTATAAAAACAACTTTATATATAGCTGATCAACCTTATGCTTCCGGTCATGCAGAAGAATTTAGAAACGCATCTTTTATAAATAAAACAAGTGCAGTTGAGAATTGTGCTAGTTCAGCTTTAGGTAGATGTTTAGCTGCATTCGGATTACATGGTTCAGAATATGCAAGTGCAGATGAGTTAACAGTTGCTTTATTAAGTCAAGGTCAAAGCAAATCACAAGTTTCAATCAAAGATAAAATCAATCAACAAACGACAGAGACAAAGTTGAATAAACTTTATTCAGATTGGGAAAAGGAAAATGACACAATCAAGGAGTCATTTAAAAGTAAACAGAAAAGCATAAAAACCAACGGAGGACAAAATGCAAAAAACTGGTAAAGAAAAAGATTGGGTATTATTTCCTTATGATCCCAACCATGAAATGTCTGTTAAAATAGATTTTTCAGGTAATATGAAATTAGCTAATGGAGTTAAAGGAACTATCTTAGCTAGTAAAGGAACTTCAAAAGATGGCAATACTAAGTTTGTTAGATTGTTTAAACAAGTAGGAGTTTTGTTTAAAGGTGATGAAGGCAAATTTACAGGAGATATAACTGATGTAGAAATTGGTGGTAAGAAAGCTCTTGTAGGTTGGTTAAATGATAAATCTGATAAACCAAATATTTCAGGTTATGCCAATGAACCTGGTGTTAAAGCACCTAATAAGGAAGAAAAATTATCATTCTAATGAATGTAATAGTCATCATAATGCACCTTGTTAATGGATCAGTAGCTGAAGCAACACTATCAGTTACTGCTCCAAAGGTATTTTGTAATGAAGCAATAAAACAAGTAGCCGTATTGAGTACAGAAAAAAGCACAATAACTTATAAAGGTAATAGAGTTTTTCTTTATTACTGCAAAGATAAAAAAGGAAACAATGTCAGATAAAATTACACACTTAAATAAATTAACTAAAGAATTAGAAAAATTATTAAACGATAAACAAGCTCAGTATGGAAGTTTTGATAACACTTCTTTTGCTATGAAAGGTATTCTGGAGGGTATTTTAGCTGCACATAATGGATATAAAGTAAGAGTTCCTAACAATATTTTTGGTTGCTTTATGCAGTTTGTTAAGATTTGGAGAACAATTAGTAACCCAACATATAAAAAAGATACTTACGATGATGTTAATGGTTATAACGAATTAAATAGAAGATTAAAAATAAAGGAAATGGAAAATGACAAATAAAGTACCCATGACACCAGTAATGTTAAAACTATTGAATTTTATTAGAAAATATGTCAAAAAGAACAAATACTATCCAACATTTCAAGAAATGACGGATGGTTTAAATTATAGATCTAAAAATTCTATAACAGTATTGGTAGATAGATTAGTAAAAAGAAACGAACTTAAAAAGCTAAATGGTTACAGGAGGAACATTGAACTCAACGACTAATAAGACTTTTAAAATATTATCAATTTTAAAAAAGTGTAGAGAAAAAGGTAAGTACGACTTAGCTATAAAACTAATCAATAAATACAATATTAATAAAAGAAAACTTCAAGAAAACTATTATGATTAAAGTTGAAAAAACAAGTTTAATAGAAATGAATGTTGAATTTAAAGAAATTTTTGATGGTGCTACAATAGAAGAAGCTACACAAAAAGCACACAATCAGAAATCGCCTAAAGATGACGCAAAAGTAAATATCGCAAGTCAGCGTTTCCTTAGTGCGAAAATAAAACCGACAAGCGATATAAACAATGACAGTAGAACCAAAACAACTCAAGGATCTACAAGCAAGGGAGGAGAAGCTAGTGAAAAGAATGTATAAATATAAAACTTTATATTTAAAAAACAAAGCTAGACTTCCTCAAGTTGCTGAGAAGATCATGGAGTTAAAACAGAAACAAACTAGAATAAGCACATAGTTCTAGTTTACAGTTAAAAGTTGTGTTTTAGGGTTAGGGTATCTTTGTCTTTAATGAAAGGAAACATGGAAAAGGAACAATTTAACGAAAGCGAAAAACAATTCTATCAAAGACTAGGTAAAGCATTAAGAGATGCAAGAAGAAGAGCAAACAAGAGTCAAAGCCAAGTAGCTCAATCTATTAATGTAACATTTCAACAAGTTCAAAAATATGAGAAAGCTACAAACTTTCCTAAAGAATATAGAACTATGAAAATGGTTGAGAGTTTAGGTAGAGATTATGAAACTTTTAAAAAAGAATATAATGTTTACACCGGTTAATAATAAACTAAATACTTTAATACCTGATCCTAAAGAGATTGATGCTTTTAATCACTTTTCTACTATAGTTGAGAAGATGATTGCTAATGGTCATGCAGCACATCAAAGTATTCCAGGATATGATGAATGCAAACCTGAAATAGAATGCTTTAAAATCTTTGAGGGTATTAATATACCTGTTCATGGTTATGCAGACTTAAAAGGTAAAATGATTATTGAGGATAAATGTAAGTTTCCTAGAAGAGGAAGACCAAAGAAAGATGGAACAAGGTCTTGGCTAACAACTAAGCTACCTGAAACTTTACCAGAAACCAATCAGACTCAAGTAGATTTTTACTATTATGCTACTGGCTTACCTATTTATGTTTGTTATATTAATGAAGATACTTTCAAAGTTTTTCATAAGGACAACTGCGAAACTTTACAACCTGAAAGTATGATGTCTAGGTTAGAGTCTTTTAAACAGAAGTGTAAAGTTAGACAAAATCTTTTGAAAATTTCAGACAATCCTAAAGTAATTAAGGATTATATTCAACCTGATTTTAGTCATTTCTTTTGGAAAAATGATTTAGATCCTGATTATTTAGAAGACGCTAAGAAGTTTTGGCAAGGTTAATGCTTGGTGGCAATCAATGCTGTATGCAGTATTCCCCTGATTGCTACCTAGTATTTACCAATCATTAAAAGGAATAGTTTTTCTTTTTATATACTCATCAAAGCAACTCTCTTTACCCTCTGTATGAGTTTCGCAAAATAATTTCTTTTCAGCATTTATAATCCAACCACCTATCTCAGAATAATGTTCTTTCTTACAAATATGGCATTCACCACATTTCATATTTAATTTAGATTTATTCCAGGTTTTCTTTTTGCCCACCATCACCCCAGTTCTATAAGAGAACTACGCCTATCAAGAATTTTTTATGTTCTTGCATAATTTGGTTTTTTACCTTTTCTTGATTTTCTTTCAGCCTTATTTTTTCTAGCTACTGCTGATCTTTTTTGTCCTGATGACATTGATCTAGCTTTAGCTGACGGAACACATTTAGGATAGTTTTTTCTTTTTTCTCCTTTGCTTCTACCACATGGAGGATAGCTGCCATCTGATCTTTTATTGGCAATATCAACCCATTTTTCTGAAGTCCATTTTCTTAATGACATTATCTTTTCTTCTTGTTCTTTTTGGGTTTTATTCTACCACTACATACACCTGAAGCATACATATTAGCATACGCTGATGGATACACTTTAAATTTTCGCTTTGCTGCTGCTTTACCTTTTGCACAAAGTTTTGCCATTATTTTTTCTTCTTCCCTTTTTTCTTCTTTAACTTAGCAAAGTCAGCACTAGTTATTTTATCTCTAGGTGGTGCTATTCTTGCAAGTTTTTTTTGTTTCTTTGAGTATTTACTAAAAGGCATTATTTTTTACCTTTGTTTTTTTTCTTAGCATATTTTTTAGCAGCTTTTTTACCTGCTTTAGTATATGCAAACTTTTTCTTTCCTACCATTGGCATAGTTTTCTCCTATTGTTTACCAGTTTTTGCAAGACCAATATCTTGCACTAAATTTATCATTAGCAGTATCACATCTGTGTCTTGCTCTAAATGATTTTCTTGCATTGGGATTTGATTTTCTAATCTTCATATTCGCATCGCCAAATCTAATAATCTTTTCTTTACCACCTTTACAAGCCTTAACAACAAACTTCTTACCACCTGATATTTGTCTTTTAGGTGAATTGCATTTCATTTTAGCTTTGTTTATTGCCATACCTTATAACCTTCGCCTTTATTTTTAGTTAAAGATTGTTTTCTGTTAGTGCCATCTCTTTTAAAACTAACATGAATCCAACCACTATCAATAATACCATCTTCATAGTATTCGCTGATGAGCTGGTCAAAGTCAAAATTGTTTTTAATATGTGCAGCAACTTGTCTATTATCAAAACCTGGTATTTCAAAATCAACAGCTTCGCCTTTACAATGTTGTGAATTTTCTGAAGATCCTATAGATTTTGAAAGCTGATGACTACGAAATCCTGAAGTGATCATTATGGGTCTTGACTCATAATACTCTCTAAGTGGTTCTAATATGTTTTCACATAGAGCTTTTAAATTTTCTATTTGTTCTTCATTAGGTGTGTTATCTAAGCCAAGTCTTGAAGCTGTGCCTGAGTTAATCATCTCTTGTAGTGAGAAGTGTTTAGATATTTGTGTCATACATGATACTTTCTGTCATATTCAAGGACTTTCCATTGAAAAGACTTTTTAAATTTATTTCGTTTACCATAATCTTCAGCTTCCTTTTTACTACCCCAAACTTCATTTGTAAAGATTTTCCATTGGTCATCTTTTAGATAAACAATACAAAACATTATGCCATTTTTTTCTCAGGTTCATTACTATCATAATAACATTTAAATTTTATTACGATTTCATTCTTTGAAACTTCTGATTTACCTAGTTCTTCTGTTTTGTTTTTAGCTTCTTCATAACCAGCTATCAGACAATCATAAAAAGTATCATGGTGACTAAGTAAATGTGGTTTCATACATTCACCAGCGACTTGACTACATATAATCATTATTAATGCTACTTTCATGGGTGTTCCAATAGTTGTTTATTATTTTCTTTTAATTGTTTAATTTTATCCTCTAAGTCTTTAATTTTTTTATTAGCTTGTTCTAAATCTTCATTTGCATTTTCTAGTTTTTGTAAACATCTTTTGTTTGCTGAATCTTTAGTTTTACAAGCATCTTGTAAGTCAGCATTTTCTTCTCTAAGAAGTCTAACTTGATCTTTATACTCAACTATTATCTCTTTACTTGTGTCGGACATAAGTTTAGATTTATTTATTGTCGTTAATACCTACATAAATAACAACACATAACAATATCAAAGCTATGATTGTGTTGATAGGAAAAAATGATTCCATTATTGAGAAACTCCGATAATCCAAAGCGTTAAAAAAATATAACAGATTAGTTCCATTATTTTCTCTTAATTATATCTGCACCTTTTAAACCATAGATAGCAGATACTACACCAATAAATAATGCTTGATACCAAAAAGGCATATTATTAAATTTATCAAAGAATAAATCTACTTTAATCATAATCTCAGGATCTTCACTAAAGATAGACCATATTAATAACATCACAGGTGCAGAAACTAAAAGCAACACAAATTCATCTTTCCACCCTTGCTGATTATTTTGCATGACAGCTTGTTTGTATTCTAGTTCACCTCTAGCCATCTTTTCAGCATGAACTTTTTCTGCATCAGACATCAACATTTTAGTTTGTTGTCTGTTTTTATAGATATGAGTACCAGCTTTGATACCCATTGATATTAAATTCATCCACATAAGTTATTTATAAAAGTCTTTGAACAACCAGTCCATATATTTTTTCCATAATTTTTTAATGTATTTCATGGGTTTCTCCTTGTTAGATTCATCAATAACAACAGTTTTCAACAGTTTCCGATTCATAGGTGGGTTAGGTTGAGAAGGTGATGGTCTAAATCCTATATTCATTTCTTATCTCTTTTTTTGTAAAGTAAATGAACTCTTTTGTGCCAACACCATGTACTTATTTTTGAACTGATCTTTTCTATAATTCTGTATATAAAATCCATTATTCATCCTTAATAATTTTCTTTATAGATTTACTTCCATCTATATTAGTTTCTAATTCGGCTTGAACTTTACCACATTTATATTCCATGTTGGATTTTAAATCTCTACTAGCTTCTCTTTTACCTTTTAAACAATCAGACATAGCTGGTTGTATTCTATGTTCTTTTAACTCACCATTAATAAACATACATAAAGCTACAACACCTTGAACAATCATAATACTTTACCTTTATTTTTTCCCTCTTTAATTACATATTTTTGTGTGCCATTAGCACCTATCTCAACTTCTTCTTTTAATACTTTGTTAAGATATATTTCATTCCAACCATTTTTATAGGTTTCATTAGATGTTCTTGATTTACCATCATGTTTAATACCTTTTTTAGTGTCCGTTACCATTAGCAAACTCTCTTTGTTTGTCTTTTAATTTTTCAATATCTTTTAATGCTTTCTCTACTTGGTCTTTTAAAAATTGTATATTAACTTTATTAGTCATATTTTGTTCTTGATTCTTTTCTAACTTTTCTACAGTTTTATATAGGTCTTCCAAAAGCATTAGCTGTTCTTGATCTACCGGTAATTGCTCTGACTTTTTAAGTAAATCAGCAGAGAATAATTCTCTTGATGTTTCTAATGATGTAAGTCTAGCTGTAACTTCTGTGTATGCAACTACACCCATTACAACGCCAACAATTATCATACCCATATTTTTTAAAGGCATACTTACATTTGTGTTTTCATTAATCTTCATAATCAACCATCAATAATTTTATATTTAATTTTTTTTGTTCTTTAGTCGGACTTCTAAAAATCTTGCGTTTATTCTTTAATGCTTTACCTTTTATTTTATATCTATAGGTATTTGTTTTTATGTCTAGCAGTTGTATTTTACCATTTTTATCTACAATAACAATATCAAATGGACAATGAGGATCGCATGATTTTGCTACATAATAACCAGCTTTTGTTAGTTCTGATATAGCATGATACTCTCCTGCTGTTCCTTTAATGTGAGTTTTTTTTTGTCTTTCAGATATTAAGACAGAAGATTTACGATTAAGTTTATTAGTCCACTCAGACTTATTGTTACGGCTACCCATAAAAGTTTATAAATAGTTTGAACCTTTGCGTCAAGGTGTGCAAGATGATTGTCCTTTATAGTTGTAATTTTCTCATTTACCAATTTAATTTCGCCTTGAAGTTTTATAATCTCTTGGGAATTTTTTTGGGATTGAGTAGCCATTTTTATTCTAAATTTAAATTTTTTCTAATATCTTCAAGAGGTGAAAGTTCTATAAATTCTTTATATTCTCTAAAACCATTTTCTTCAATTTTATTAGAACTATCACTTATTAAACCATCTGCTAATTTTAACGCAGCAACTTTTATTTTACTAGCAGATGAATTTGGATCTAATACTGTCATCACATCATCTAATTGTTTTGGGTTTGCTAAAAATCCTGATCCTTTTCTTGATAAATAAATCATAGCCAAACCTTTAAATGGTTCTTTATAAGTAGAATAACCCATAGCAAAACCTCCAAATAAAGATTTAGTACCACCCAATGTAGCTCTTCTTGCTACAAAGTTTGAAACATCTGGTATTTGTAATCCTGCATGATTTTTAGCAATAGCAAAAAAATCATCTAATTTTCTTATATCTAGTTTTGATCCTTTTAACATTGATTTTATTAAATCTCTACCTGATGAAGTATTTAAACCTATAGCATCTTCAAATTTGAAAGGATCAAAAATTAATCCGTTTACACCACCCTCTTTTGATAAAACTAATGATTTGTCAAACCCCTGTTGTATTCTTGATCTAACAAATTTATCAAATTGATTTTTACCAACTAAGTTTCTTAAATCGTCTAATAATTGTGGACTTACATTTCTATTTGCTAATAAAACATTACCTAATTGATCTGCTGTAATTGATCCAGGTTGTTGAAAACCAGCACCAAAAATATTTTTATCTATCATTTTAAATTTTTTAGCAGTAGGAGTTTGAAAAACACCTATACCTACTGTGCTTGGTATAGTTTTTCTTTGTCCTTCAGCAGTTTTTACTACAAGAGAATTTTCTAGTCCATTTGCATATACTTTATTTGCAAATTTAAGTTTTTCAGCAACACTTTTCATTTTATTTATATCAACAACTTTTTTAAAAGAATTTAAATATTTTTGATTTGTTAATCTATTTAAGTCTTTTTCTAAAGCACCTTTAAACCCTGTTAAAACTTTAATGTCAAAACCCTCTTTTTGAGATTGTTTTGCAAAAGTTTTTATATCTTTTACTAATGCTTTATACTGACTTACATTAATATAATCATCCATTCTTTGAGCTGATTTAGCATATTGGTAAATTGCATCTCTTTGTGGAGATTTAAGTCTTTTACCTTTAATTTTAATAACTCCATCATCAATTAAATTTACATAATTTTCTAATGAGTTTTTAAAAGTTTTAGTTGAGATAATTGGTTGTCTTACTGAAGATGCAGTTTTAAAAAAATCATCATATAAAAAACCAGTAACCCTTTTAAAATCTCCAAAAGTTGATTTTGCTGCTTCAGCCATATCTACTCCTAGCTTTGTAATTGAAACATTTGGTGCAAATAAATCTAAAGTATCGTCAGCAGTTTTATTTATTATATCTGCTTTTCCTGCCATTGTTTTTTTTATAGGTTGACCAACGTAAGGAAAAACTCCAATAACTCTACCATAACCTTTTGAAAGCATATTACCTGAATCACTTAAAGATAAAGGAAAATTTAATCTTTTAGCTGAATCATAAAGTTCTTTATTTGGTTTTCCAAATATTGATGCTTTTATTTTTGTTCCTAATCCAGGTATTTTTGCAAAAAAACTTTGTAAAAGTAATTCTCTTTGTAAATCTTTTTTAGCTTTTTCTGCTTGTGTTCCAAAATTTGTTGGTTCTTCTGTAATAGCACTTTGAACTACATCATATAATTGACCACCACCCATAGCACCTAAAGTTCCACCAGCTACTGAAGTAACAGGATTTAAAGCAGCACCTCCTATAACAGAACCTCCTATAGCACCAGCAGCTTCAAAAGTTGGTCTGCCACCTATAACTTCTAATCCTTGTAATTTTGGTTCTTCTGCTAAAGATGGAGTTATCATTTCTGGAATAGCTGTATCTGTTGCTAATCCATCTTGAGATTCTATGCCTTGTAGTTGTTGTATGATAGCTTGTTCTTCTTCTTTTGAAGGTTTATTACCTTGTATTTGTACTTTACCTAAACCTTCAATAAATATCTCTGCCATTTTATTTTTTTAATTTTAATTTTCCTGTTTTTAGATCTATTACATAAGTAGGTATATTAGGAGTAGAAGCAGGAATTGAACTTTCTTCTGTTTGTTTAAATATATCTTTATAAGGTTCTAAAAATGTATTAATTTGAGCATCATCTATTCCAGCAGCTCTATATTGTCTAATAGCGTTATCAGTAAGTTCTGCTGCAATAAATTGTAATTTTTCTTGTGCTTTTTGAACACCTCCAAGACCTCTTAAATCTGAATCATCTCCTGCATCTACCAACATATCTTTTAAAAGTCTGTTGTTTGGATTTCTTGATCTTGCAACAATTAATTTTAAAGCATTTTGCAAAGGTTTAATTCCTGAATAATCTTTATTATTTATAAAACTTAAAGCACCTGCTTCAATACCTGATCCCTCTCTTGCAAGGTTTATAGCATCTTCACTAATTCCTTTAACTTCTGTAGCTAAATCTTTACCAAAACCTTTAACAGAACCAGCTAAACCAAAAGCACCAGGACTTCTTTTACTTATTTCATTTATTCTTCTAATAAAATTTAAACCTTTTATGGAATATTCTGCTGATATTTTTGCATTATCAACATTAGATTTTGAAACTAAATTAACACTTCCTGCTCCTGCTTCTGTTTTTGCTGTGGCAGCTAACATAGCTTGTTGATACTCTTTTGTGCCAGGAACAAAACCAGCTGCTTCAAGATTTTTCATTGTATTTGTTCTTTTATCTTTAGGAGTTAATAATTTTTGTATTTGTGCAGTTTGAGTTACAGCAGGTATAATAGAACCAAAAGGATCTTTTCCTTGAACTCCTTGACCAATAATCCCAGCACCAATTAATAAATTAGGATTACTTGTTAGACCACCTAATAAACCACCTGTAGCTTGAGTATTTTTATTAGTTAATAAACTTTGATTATCTTGGTTGGCAGCTTGTTGTAATTGAAATAATTGTTTTAATCTGTCTAGCATTATATTAATCCTCTTGTTTGTAGATACGGAATATTAAAAGGGTTCGTACCTAAATTTTGTGCCGTTAAAGCTCCATAGGGAGCTGTAGAGTAGCCAAACTGTTGTGTTAAAGGGGTAACAGCCATAGTATTTGCTACATTAGCTTTTGCTGTATTATAGTCGTTTTCTAAATCAGATGAAAGACCATAATTACTAAAGTCAAATTGACTAACTTGTGATTCTTGTATAGGTGTTCCTCCAACTGCATAAGGAGCTAAAGGTGCTAAATAGCTTTGTGTTTCACTATCTCCACTATAATCATAAGATATATCATCAAAATCAACTCCTGAACTTCCTCCTATACTAAAAGGATTTTTAATATTACCTAGCATAGCATTAGCAGCTACAGTTTGTGCAGCAGTTTTAAGTAAAGTTGAAGTTGGTGTTAAATATCCTAAAGGATTAGATTTTAAATTTGCACTTAAATTGTCACTAAAATTTGTAATAGTGTCTGTTGATTCAGTAAAAGATAGTTCTCCTTCTTCGTTAGTGTCCCAAGTTCCAGCAACACCTGGATCAACTGGACCTGTTTCAATTTGAGGAGTAGGTGCATTCATAATAGCATTATATTCTTCTTGATCTCCACCAGATCCACCTTCAGCTACAGAAAAATCACTAATTGATTCTGTTGCTAAACCTGCTTCAACATCTGCTGAAGCTCTATCATTACTTGAACTACCAGAGTCTGAACTAGAATCTGAACTCATTACTTCCTCCTTATAAAATTATTGAAATACAAAAAAGAACAAATAAACCTATTAAAAATTTAGATGGATTTTTTTGTATATAAATATCAAAATCGTAATATATTTTTTTTAATTTATTCATTATAATAATCCTCCAAGTAATCCACCAATACCTCCGACAATAGGTCCAATACCAGGAATTGCAGATCCTATTAAAGCTCCACCTGCGGCTGTTGTTAATGGATTTGCTCTTGAATCCATTTGTCCTGATGTTACAGGAAAACCTGAAGCAATAGGAGAAACTAATCCAGCATATTGTTGTAATGCTTGAGCTGGTGCTAAGTTTTGTTGTCTTTGAATTTGTTCTAATTGTTGACCAGTAGTTAATAAACTTGGAACTCTTTCTGCTACTCCTAATTGTCTTTGTCTTTCTGCTCCATATTCTTGAAAAGCTAAAGGTAATGCAGCTTGAGCAACTTGAGAAGTTACTTGTTGTTGTGCTAATGGAGATGTAGGTGTTCTACCTGCTCCACTAAATTGTTG